TCACGAAGAAGAGGGGCTGTCCGGAGAACCTGGCTCCTTCTTCTTCCGCTTATTCATCTGCTTCGCTTCCCAGAACAGCCCGGTGAGGACATCCTTGATACGCTGCTTGTCCTCGGCGTCCAGCGGAATTCCGTCGAACATCAGCTCTCCGTCTTCCTCCAGCATTTTCTTGAAATCCCGCTTGTCCTTATAGGTCGCCCATGCCGGCGCTTCCTCCTGCAATCCTTTGGGAGCCCCGTCTGGATCCCAAAACCCTGCTGCGCTCATCAGCTCGCCGTATGGAACTTCCAGTGCGTCCGCGAGCTTCCGGATGGTCGGCGGCTTGGGCACGCCCCGAATCCCGTTCTCCATGCGGGAAATTTGCGAATTGCTGATGCCCGATGCTTCGGCAAGCTGGTTGATCGTCATGCCCTTCTGCTCGCGCAGCCGCTTAAGCACGGCTCCGAATTCTTTTTCCACGGTTTAGCCACTCCCTCTATGACGTTGATCTATTTCTATCCGTTACTATAATCCAATGTTGCCAAAAGGTAAAGAAAAATGATGTTATAATTACCAAATGGCATGAAATAAAAAGGAATTCGGAGCGAAATGGTGGTTAAGCCGGGATTTCCGGGTTTTACGCGATACCCAAAAAGTGGTATGTTAACATCATTATACGAACAAAAATGCGAACAAGCCACAGTTTTTTTTAGGTGAACATCCATGAAGGAGCGTGTTTGAATATGGATCAAATGCTGCCGCAGCTGGACCGCCGCAAGACCCAGGCCGCCGTTGAAGCGATTTTGGAGAAATACCGGATCTATAAAACGATTACGTTTGAAGTCAGGGAAGCGAGCGTTACCGCCTCTTATACCGAACGGTTTCACGGACCGACCAACGTGACCTCGGACCAGACGGCGCAGGTCGCCGTCTACAATGTGGACGCGCCTGCGGCCCGCCAGGCATACTGCCGGATGATCGAGTCGATCGTGGAACGGCTTGGCGAACGGGAACAGACGCTGATCCGCGAACGGTATATGAAGGAAGACGACGTTTTCGACTATAAAGTCTACAATTACGTGCTCGAACCGCCGGTCAGTAAGGACACGTACACGAAAATACGAACGCGAGCCTTCTATAAAATGGCGCTGGCGTTTGCAGACCGCGGGCTGCTGACGTTATCCGAGCTTCAAAAAGCCAAAGCTTGCAATTCCAAATAAAGCCCGCCCATAAGCGGGACAAGCCGGGGACCGGAGAGGACTTCGGCTTTTTTTTATCTAATGGGAAGCGGGAGTTTCGGGGGATGAATCGGCCGCAGATGTGCTGATCCTAACCATTTCCTATCTGGAATAAAAAGGATGCAAAAATACGAACATATATTCGTACTATTTTCCGCCGATAACCGTCCGAACTGCCGTCAGCGTTTTCGAATCCGGGGTGTAAGATTATATCATCGGGAATGAAGCAAAGGGACGTACCGAACACAATCAGTGGATGTTAAGCCGGCCGGAAGGGCCGGTTTTTTTGCGGACGTGTGACGCTTCATTGCCCGGTAAGCTTTGATCAGAGAGAAAGGAGGGGGCCGAGTTGATACAGATTCAGCAGACACATAAGAATGGAAGGGGCTGTGACGCAAAAGAAACGGATCGGCGGGTAGTAGTATGAGGGAAGCCGTTAAACAGGCAGTCGCTGCCTTGATTCCCGAGCTGGAAGACCGGATCTACGATGTGCAGCCGCGAGCAGAAGGGAACGACGGGCCATACGCCGTTCTCACCCTTGGCGAGGAGATTTGGAAGTCGACCTGGGCGGGTTACCGGCAGGTGGTGCGCTTGAAGCTGTACAGCGGCAGTGCCGGGATATCTCGGCTGGATGCCTGGGCACAGCAGCTGGTTCGGGGGCTGCAGCGCCAAAGAATAGCAGGTCCGGATCCGGGAGCGATCCTGCTGCATTACTTGGGCGTTCCGGAAGCGGACGCGCTTGATCCGGCCTCGGGCGGCATCATCCGGTGCCTCAGGTTCGGTGCGTACCTGCCGGAGGCTTCGGGAGCCGAAGTGCCTGCTCCGCCGGATGCATGGCTCACCGCACTGGCGAAATGGACACGGGGCAAGCTTGCCGACCTGTGGCAGGTCTACGAAACGTCATGGCCCGCAGACCGGGAGGAGCATGCGGTATTGTGGCGCATGGCCGGCTGTGAGACGAAGATGGCGGGGGCTTCGATGTACGAGATCCGCAAAACATTTGTGGGGCATTTGGCGGCACCGTTCCCGGAGACCGAGCATCATGCCTCGGTCTTATTGGTGGAGGAGCTGGGGGCACAGACCCAGCTGCCGCTTGCTGACGGGGAACGCCGCTACCTGTCCGTAGCGGAAGTTTCCGCGAATATGCAGGCTGACGCCATACTGGATGGACAGCTTAAGCTGACCCTGGTGCAACGGCGCATGCGTCCTGCGGAGGAAGCGGCGCTGATCCGCCGCGTTGCCGTTCAACCTATCATGAAATGAGGTGGCCCGATATGGGCGTGAAGAAAATTTCGAAAACCCCGGAAGCCGGTGGCGGCATGCCGAGGTATGAGCTGGAGGAATTGAAGGCGCAGGCCAAGGAGCTGTTCGGGGTCCGGGCAGAGGTCGTGGCAGGTGCTATGCATGACACGGACGGTCAGCATTTTTCGATCGCCGAGGTACAAGGAAAGATCCAACAATTCATGAAAGCGAAGGTGGTCTAACTTATGGCAGGTGGAACTTGGGAAAGCACAAATCAACCGGTGCTGCCGGGACTGTATATGAACTTTAAAGCAGCGGCAACGTCGGCCATTCAAGGCGGCAGCCGCGGAACGGTAATCGTGCCGGTCAAAGCCAATTGGGGTCCGGTCCGCGAGTTCGTGGAGATCGGCAGCGAGCAGGCGATTGCTGCGATGTTTGCCGCGGATAGCGAAAATGGGGCGACCGCCTACGCGGCCCTCTATCTGGCGCTGCTCGGCGGCCCGAAGAAGCTGCTGGCCTACCGCCTGGCGGACGATACGGCCCAGGCGGCGGCCGTGACGCTGCAGAGCGGCGAAGCTTCGCCGGCCGCCGTCTTGAAGCTGACGGCGAAGCACACGGGCAGCCGCGGCAACGGCTTCACCGTGACGGTGCAGCCTGCGCTCGGCAATCCGGCCGCAAAGGAGCTGCGCCTGTATGAAGGCGCCAAGCTGCTCGGCACCTTCACCGGCGCGGACGGCACGGCCGCTTCCTTGGCCGCGAGCATCAACGGCGGCAATGACTGGGTCACTGCCGAGGCCGTGGATGGCGGCGGTGTACCGGCCGACGTCAGCGGACTGGGGCTGACCGGCGGAGCGAGCGGCATCGGCGGCCTGACGAACGCTGATTACGTCGCCATGCAGGAGGCCGCCGAAGGCCAGGACTTCGACCTGCTGGCGCTCGACTATGCCGCCGACATGGCGCTGCTGCAGAGCTTTGCCGCCTGGATCAAGCGGCTGCGCGGCGAAGGCCGCGGCGTCATGGCCGTCTTCGGAGGCAGCGCCGCCGATGACGTGTCGAAGGATGCGGCCAATCTGGCGGCGGCCCGCTCCCTGGCCTTGAACCACGAGGGCATCGTCAACGTGGGCACCGGCGTCCGTCTGTCGGGGACGGACTACAGCTCCGCGCAGACGGCCGCCTATGTGGCCTGCCTGATCGCGGGCCAGCGCCTGAACCAGTCCGCGACGTACGCGGTCACGCCTTTCGAGGACGTTACCCGGCGCTGGACGCGCTCCGAGCAGGAGCAGGCCGTGAAGAGCGGCGTGTTCCTGCTCTTTTTTGACGGTCGCCAGGTGAAGGCGCTGCGCGGCATTAACACGCTGGCGACGCCGGCCGAGGGCCAGAGCAGCGCCTGGAAGAAGATCCGCTCCATCCGCGTCATGGACGCGATCAATGCGGATCTGCAGCGGGCGGCGGAGCAGACGTACATCGGCCGCGTGAACAACACGGAGGAAGGGCGCCTCGCCCTGATCGGCGCGGTCAAGGAATACCTCGGCCAGCTGGCACTGAGCAGCGTCATTGAGCCGGATGGCTATGACGTCATCCTCGATCCGGCCTTCTACGGTGATTCTGCGGTGAAGCAGCCGGAGCCGGATCAGGTCTTCCTGCAGTGGAACGTGAAGCTGACGGACGTGATGGAGCAGCTGTTCGGCACATTTTACGTGCAGTGATGGAAGAGCCGCGGTCTTTTTTTAACTCAGCAAGCTATGAAAAAAACTATGAATAACTCTGAGGAGGAACCCCTATGTTGGATGCTTCAAAAGTCATTCTCGGCACGTACGGCCAGGCCTATATCGACGGTGTATGGCAGACGCACATTAACAAGCTCGAAGCCAGCGTCGAAATCGAAAAGCGAGAGCTCAAGCTGGTAGGCAGCGACTGGACGGTCCACAAAAGCGGCAGCAAAAAAGGAACCGGCACGATGAGCGGCTACAAAGTGACCTCGGACATGATCAACCGCGGCTTCACAAAGTTTGAAATCATCTCCAAGCTGGACGATCCCGAGTCCTACGGCCACGAGCGCGTCCGCCTGATCCGCTGCATGCCGGACAAAATCCAGCTGGCTAACTGGACCGCTGGCGAGGAAGTGCAGGAGGAAACGACGTTTACCTTTGAAGGGTACGAGCTGCTGGACCCGATCACGGCGGACTAAGGAGTTCGGAGAAATAGCTGCCAAACTGCAAAAGTGTAATTCATCCAGCCGAAGTCACCATTTTAGAAGAATATAGAAGCAAAAGTGCACTGACTTCTGGTGGAATTCGCGAAATGGCGGGTTGGCCGGAAATGAAGCTGCACTTTTGCTTTTAATCGTGCCTTAGGTGGAGTAAGTCCTCTTTTCAAGAAGTAAAACTCTCAACATCATCCCTTTAGGGATATAAACCATTCAGCAAATGAAGGAGAGGAAGACGCATGAGCTTGCAGGATAACTGGAGCGAGGAACAAATTTTGGACAGCCTGTTTGAGGCGGCGGAGAAGCTGCCGGAGGAGACTGTGCGTATCAAGCGCCTGGATATGCAGATCGTGCTGCACGGCCTGACCTCAAGCAAGGTGGATAGCATCCGCGAGCGGTGTACGGTCCGCCGGACGGTGAAGGGGGCGGTGGACGAAAAGGTCGATACCGAAACGTTCAACGCGCTGCTTATCTCCGAAGCCACCGGCAAGCTGGAAGTGAAGGGGCTCACGCTGAACGGCTGGGGCGATCCGCGGATCACAAGCCGATTGAAGCTGTCGGGCGGGGAGCAGGCGGTACGCCGCATGCTGCTGGCCGGGGAGCTGGACGCCGTCGGCGACAAGGTGCTGGAGCTGTCCGGTTTCGGGGTCGAGATCGCTGACCTAAAAAACTGATAAGCTCCGGGGGAATGACGACGATGCTGTACCACCTGTGGGCCCGGCATCACCTTCGTCCCGGAGATTTTTGGCGGCTCCCGCGCGGGGAGCGGCTGCTGCTGCTCGCTTTTTCCCAGGAAGAAATCGAACAGATGGCAGCCATGAATCCAAGTTAAGGAGGTGAAGAATTCATGGCAGAAACGTTAAATTACCGGTTAAACCTCGTCATCGATCCGAAAAACGTGATCAAGGCGAACCGGGAGCTGCGGGCGATGGAGCGGTATTTCGAACGGATTCAGGGGCGGGTGCTGAAGATCGGGAGAACCCGTATGGTTCCCGAAATCGCGCTGAAGGACAGTGCCTCGAAAGGGCTGGACAGCCTGCTGGAAAAAATCAACCGCGTGAAGTCCCAGGTTATCCGGGCGACGGCGACTGTAGATGTTGCAGTAGGTGGGGGAGCGTTAGGCGGAAAGATTGATTTTTCCACTCTCGTTACAGCGCTTCAGGAAAACTCGGCCGCCGTCAAAAAGCTCACGGAAACGATAGGGGAGCTGAAGATCGGCGGCGGGGAGAAGAAGGACGGCCCAAAGTCCACTGCTGACAAAATCAAGGATGTATTTTCTGCACTAAAAAACTTTGGCGGAGGGTTAAAAAGCGCGGGGGAAATCCCGGATAAAGGCAAAGCCATCAAAAAGGCATGGAAAGGCGAGGACAAAGATAAGGAGAAAAAGGACCTCGCGGCCGACCCTGACGCTGCCAAAAGGGAAACTCCTCTAAGGACTGAAACTTATAAGCGGAAAAAGACCTTAGGCCGAGCGTGGAAAACGATGGGCGCAGCGGGTGATTTCATCGGAACCATTGGTTCTGCCGGTGAAGGCGTTATCGGCGGAATACAGGGGCTGTGGAAAAGTGGAAAGGAATTCTTCGGTGGCAGTAAAAGCAGTGCGGTCGCCAATTCAACCACAAAAGCTGCCCAGAGCAGCGGGATCGCTACTTCTACCGTAAAAGCCATCGGAAGCAGTGGAATGATGACTTCAGCCGCCAAGGGCATAGGCAAAAATCTGCCGGGGGTCCTTGGATTCGCAGCCGATGCCATATCCATTATGACCGCAAAGACCGGGAAAGAGCGGGCTCAAGCCATAGGGTCCTCCGTCGGGAGCGGTGTCGGAACGGTTTTGGGAGGCTTTTTAGGATCGGTTATTCCTGGTGGAGGAACGGCGGTCGGAGCAATGCTGGGTGGTGCAGCCGGAGGTTATGTAGGAGAGAAGGTCGGCGGCTGGGTCTCGGGTCTGTTCTCGAAAAAGAAGCAAAAGGACAAGCCGGTTTCCGTAAAACCTGATACTAGCATCGGATCTGCACCGGCTGTGTCTACAGGATTGCCGTACGGACCTGCGTGGACATTCCAAAATTCGAATAGGTATGTTCCCCCACTCTCCCCCCTCCCACTAACCAGCAAAGCTTACGGTCCCTACCTGCCCGGAGCCCAAGGTCCGGCCGCTCCAATGGGAACAGGCCCAAGGCTGCAGGCTGCAACCGGAGGCGTTAAGCCGGGAATCGGGGGCAACGGAGGCGGCAAAACGACGCCACAGCTCGTGCAGATCAGTCCGGAGCAGATGTCGGCGCTGTCGGGTTTTCTGAAGGATTTTAAAACGGAAACCAACTACAATCTTCCGGCCGGTGCAGTCCAGGTGACTGTGCATGAAGAGACGCCCATAGATGTGGAGGGACTGATCCTCCAGATCGGGCAGCGCCTGCGTTCGGAGTTTGCCAAAGCTGCGCAGAACCGCAAACCGGGGGCGAAAGCATATGTGTAACGACGTTCCAGAGAGGAGGAACCGCTGTGGATTTGGTGTTAATGACCGGGAAGGGTGAACGATTCACGTTTCCGGTTAATCCGGAGGAAGTGATCATCTCCAGGCAAAAGGGCTACGATACCGCCAACATTCTCTCGTCCGGGGAGTTCGATTTTCCGCAGGGGGACCGGATTAAGGAAATCTCGTTTTCCTCCTTTTTTCCGAAAGTGTACGACGAATCCTTCTGCAAAGGGGGAAAGGGCGAGCTGCCTGATCCGCAGGTGGCGATGAACAAACTGAACGATTTTTTGGTGATGAAAACCCCGCTCCGGTTTGTCATCAGCGAAGCCGGGATCAATGTGCCCGTGTTCGTGGCCTCCCATCAAACGACATTCCGGGGAGGGGAACCGGGTGACGTGTATTTCGACATCACGCTCCGCACGTGGAGAGAGCTTAAGGTGGCGAAAACGGCTGGCAGCAGCACCGGCGGCGGGACGGCAGTCAACAAAAAGCAGCGAACCGACATGAAGGAGAAAAATAAAACCTACACGGTCAAGGCGGGGGACTCCCTTTCCAAAATCGCCAAACTGGAGCTCGGCGACAGCTCAAAGTGGAATCAGATCTACAAGCTGAACCAGAAGGTAATCGGCAAGGATCCGAACGCTATTAAGCCGGGGCAGAAGCTGGTGTTGTCATGAGTTACAAGGTGATTTTGCAGGACAAATACGATTTGACCCCATTGGTGGAAGCGATCAACCTGCGCGATTCGCTGGAGCAGATCGCTTACCAGGGCACGGTCAACTTGGTGGTGACGCCGGATTTGCCCCCGATCTCGCCGGGCATGGCGATCCGTATCAGCGGCATTCCTTACGGGAAAAAGGATTACGTCACCCTGCTGCATCCAGCGGTAGTGTGGGAGGTCGAGACGACAAACAACGGCATGAAGCGGATGACTATAACCCTGTACGACCGGACCGTTTATTTGGACAAATCGGAGGACGAGTATTTGTTCCCGGCGAAGCAGACGGCGACGCAGCGTTTTAAAAAGTATGCCGCCGACTGGAGTTTGAAAATCGCCAAGCTGCCGGATACCGGCAAGGAGCTGGGCCGGGCCGTATACCGGACGCAGTCGCTGTATGCCAGCATGTTTGCTGATTTGCGGGCGACCGCCAAAGCCGGCGGCAAGCTGTATCATCCCCGGATGATCGCCTCCGGCTTGGAACTGTACGAGCTGGGTACGAACCCGGACGTGTACGTTCTTGAGGCGGTGACCGATACGATGCAGACGCGCACGCTGGAAGGGGCGGCGACGAAGGTGAAGGTGCTGGCGACCGCGGCGAGCGAGACAGGCAAAGAGGTTCCTTCCAAAGTCCTCGCTATTGAGGAAAAGGACGTGGCCAAGTACGGGCAGCTCCAGGCGATTATCCAGGACGACGAGGTAAAAAACGGTGCAGCCGCCCGTGAGCTCGCCCGCAGCAAGCTGCGCGGCATCCAGGAGACGATCACCGTCAACGCGCCGGATATCAATACGATTCGGGCGGGAGATGCGGTTATGCTGGGCCAAGTGCAGCTGATCGTCATCTCGGTCAGCCGCGAACTGGGCAACCCGGGCAGCATGTCGCTGGAGCTCGGAACCTACGACGACGTCAAAAGGAGGTTTTACCTTGAATAAAGACCCGTATGGACAGCTTGCATCCTCTTTGTACGCTTCGGTCGGCAAGCACACGCGCCAGGCGCTCGGCGGCGTCGGGGCGGTGCTGGGGACGATCACGTCGACGGGGCTGAAGCTGGACGATTTCAAGCACGAAATGCAGGACTACATGGTGGCGGAGCTGCCAGGGCTGCTTGCGCTGCCGCGTTATATGGCGGTTGGAGCATCTGGGGTTCGGACAGATTCCCCGAACTGGGGGAGCGTGGCGATGGATACGTCGTTTTATTTTGACGAAACCGAAGTCCCGGATGCTGCGCTGAAGCTGGGTGCCGGGCTTAAGCCTGGGGACCGGGTGCTGGCCGTCCGCGTAAATGGCGGGGATGACGTGGTCGTTGTCTGCAGGGTGGTGAGCGGTCGTGGCTAATTTGTTTCCGGAGACGGAAGACATGGTGTGGACCGAGGATGCGGAGACGGAACTATTGGAGGGAAGCGGGGCGGTGTTTGGGAGAAGCTGGCGGTTCGATTTTGATGCCGGGGAATTCGTCATGTCCCCCACCCGTAAAATCGCCGTCGCGGATGAAAGGGAAGCCTGGGTAACCTGGTGCGAAAAAGCCATCCGTACCCCGCGCTACCGCCATCTCATCTATTCCAGGGACTACGGCAGCGAGCTGGAGGATCTGGTCGGGAGCGGCTACGATCACGCTCTGCTCGAGAGCGAAATCCGGCGCATGGTTTCCGAGGCGCTCCTGGCGGATGAGCGTACGGAGAGCGTGGATCAGTTCGTATTTGCGTGGGAAGGTGAAGCCTGCCGCTTCAGCTGCCGCATTCAAAGCGTCCGGGACGAGATTGAAATCATAGAAAGCGTGGTGATCTGATGGCCGACTTGCCGCTTTTTTTGCAGGATCAGACGGAAGAGAACATTATGAGCCGCATGCTGGCCAGGGTGCCTTCGGATATCGACAAGTCTGAGGGCTCTTTTATTTGGGACGCGCAGGCGCCGGTGGCGTTCATGCTGTCCGAGGCGGCGCTGTGGGCGCAGGAGGTGCTGAGGCGGGGGTTTGCGAGTACTGCCGCCAGCGACAATCCGGAAATCCGTTCTGCAGAGCTTGACCTTCGGACGGCGGAGCATGGAATTATGCGGCGGGAGGCGGTTGCTTCTACCGGGACGGTCGTTTTTACTGGCAAGCCGGGAACGAAGATTCCGAAAGGGACGTTTGTAGCAACACCTGCCGATGAGGTATCCGGAGAGTCCTCCTTAGAGTATTTCACTACAGCAGATATTACGTTAAGCGATGCCGGAACGGGTACCGTCCAGATTCGTGCCGTCAACCCTGGTAAAAATGGAAATGTCCCCGCCAGGGTAATCCAAGTGATGTCCACATCAATTAGCGGTGTGACATCAGTTACGAATCCGGAGCCAACCAAAAGTGGAGCAGATGTGGAGACAGACCAATCGTTACTGGATAGATTTTACACTAAGGTCCGTAACCAGGGGACGAGCGGCAACAAAACCCAGTATATACAGTGGGCGAATGAGATTGCCGGTGTTGGAGGCGTTGAAGTGGTGCCTTTATGGCGTGGCCCCGGAACCGTTGGTCTGTATCTGCTTGATACCGACAAACGTGCAGCAAGCTTTGAAATTGTAGAAGCGGTACAGCATCATATCGATCCTACGCAAGATGGACAGGGGGAAGGATTAGCTCCGGCAGGGCCTGTGATTACCGTGATGCCAGCTGAAGAGGTAAAGATCAACATTACGGTTAAAGTCCAGCGGACACAGGAAACACCTTCAACGATAGAGGAAATTCAGCATATGATCGAGGACGGCGTGCGCTCCTATTTGGAACAGATCGCTTTTAATCGTAATGACCCGCTGGTTCGATATACACGAATTGCTGCAGTGCTGCTGGATATCCCCATCATTATTGATTACTCCGATCTTACAATCAACGGCAATAGCAATCAGCAAAATATCGAAATCAGCGCCGGACAAGTGGCCGTATTGGGGACGGTGAGCGTAAGTGAATAGTGCAGAAATCGTCAGCACGCGAGGACGCGAACTGTTCTCTTACCTGCCGGCGTATTACGAATCCTCACGCATTATGCAGACGGACATGGACGCCAAGGGAAGTGAGCTGGATGCTTTATACCAAGCGTTGAACGAGGCCGCTGATCAATTTTATGTGCGAACTGCCACATGGGGGTTAGATCGTTGGGAGGTTGAGCTGGGTATACCGACTGACCGCACCAAGCCGCTTGACCAGCGTCGGGCCGTGATTGAGTCGAAGCTGCGCGGTGCCGGGACGTTTACCGGGCGATTGGTTAAAAGCGTTGCTGAGGCTTACGACGGCGGGACGGTGGAGGTTAGTTTTCAGCCAGCTGAATGGGCTTTTACCGTGCAGTTCAAGGATACGCTTGGCATTCCATCGAATTTGGCGGATCTGAAGGCAGTGATTGAGGAGATCAAGCCAGCTCATTTGGCGGTCAGATTTGAATTTAAATATTTACTGATCCGTGAAGTGGACCAGGTTATGAAAATTCATGATCTAGAACAAGTATTACTTAATAAATTTGCAGGGGGTGCCTAAGCATGTCGAGCAACACGCCGAATTTGGGACTGTTGAAAAAGGATCCCATGACAGATGGAAATGAGACATTTAATATCCAAACGATGCTGAATGATAACTGGGATAAGATTGATGATAAAGTTGGTCAGATGAGTGATGAACTAGGAAACATAACAATCCCGGATGCATCCTTAACTGTTGCAGGTAAGACAATGCTATCCAATTCCATTACCGGTACGCGAGAGAACGTAGCAGCCACTGAGAAAGCTGTAAAGTTGGCATTGGATAAGTCACTAAGTAGTGTCCCAGACGCTTCCTTGACTGTCGCAGGTAAGACGATGTTATCAAATGCCATAAACGGAACCCGGCAAAATGTAGCGGCTACCGAATATGCGGTGAAGACGGCAATGGAGAGTGTAAAAGTAGAAAATTACGATGGCACAGAGGGAGGGACCTTGTTGTACAGGGTGCCATCGCAATATCCGACCATCCAAGCCGCTATCGATGCCATGCCGAAGTACTCGGTTCGACCGCGGGTTCTCTATGTAGATTCTGGCTTTGTAAGCAACGTGGTTAACGATTATGATGCCAACTTCAAGGGATTCTGGGGTGGTCTCATAGAATTTGCAGGTTTAGACGGCGTTTTGCCAAAGCTGACTGGGTGGGGCATTAACATTGAGAACTGTATGTGTAGGTTCAATATCCGAAGTCTCGAATTCACTGGGGCGACGGGTGGTTTGTGGTGTGCGGCCCCGGTCCACTTCTATCTCTACAAACTGGTAAAGACAGTGGCATCGAATGGTAATTTTCTGTCGTTCTCGCAAGCCTGCCGTGGTGGGTGGAACGACGTCACATGTAGCAACTGCACCACTGCGGTGGCATCCATGTACGACAACTGCGTAGTCACCGCGGGATTCACTGATGGATCTAATAACGGCAGATTCTTGGACGTTAACAAGTCGCTGGTCTTCATCATGTCAACGTCTGGCCCGGGTGTGATAACCAGATATAGCATCTCTAATGGTCTGGTCATTGATAGTGGCGGCGGACATTTCTCATAAGGAGGGGTAGTTGATGGCAACAGGCTATGTGGTTTCTAAATCTGGAGCGAGAATTATAGACGTCATCCCGGACGTAAGGGAGATTGATGGCAATTCCATGCGCGGCGACCGTAGCGTTTTTGGAGTTAACCTCCAGATGGCCGACTTCTTCGTTACTGATGAACTCGAGCTTAAGGTGGATGATGTTTTTCCTGAAGGATACACGAACATGGCGGACAAATACCTCAAGAAGGAACCCCTAGAGGAGGTACAAAACAATATCGCGGCATTACTAATTGAAAGTGCTACGGATAAGCAACAAATCGCCTCACTTGAAGGAATGCTTGGAAATCTTCTATTTGATATTGCTATCATTAAAGGAGGCCAGTAACCATGATGCTTGATTGGTTTGATACAATAAAAAAGTTTTATGATAATAAACATCCGCTATACACAAAAGAGGATATTAAAGTGTTTGTGATAGCGAATATGCTTACCCCTGAACAGTATCAAGAAATTACAGATAGCATTTATGAAATGTAACAGTAGCGCCGTAAGGCGTATTTTTTATGCCCTCGGCCAACAGCCGAGGGCTTTCTTATCCCATCATCCAAAGGAGGTCATCCCCATGGAAGAGCGCATCACCCTGACGGTCAAGACGCTGTCAACGGCATTTGGCGCGATTGCCGGATATCTATTCGGAGGCTGGAACGTCCTGATCAACCTGCTGCTCATTCTCGTTGTGGTCGATTGGCTTACCGGATTTGGCGTTGCGTGGGTAAACGGGCAGTTGATGAGCCGGAAGGGATTTTACGGCATTGCCCGTAAGATCGCCGTGTTTATGATGGTTACCGTTGCCCACTTTATTGATGTCGTGCTGGGAAACTTGAAGTATTTTCAGAATGCAGTGATCTTCTTCTATCTGGCTAACGAGTTGCTCAGCATTTTGGAGAACGCAGGCCGTATGGGCCTTCCGATCCCCAAGGTGTTTCAGCGTGCCATTGAAATATTGGAAAGTAAATCGGAAGAGGAGGAGTCCGCTACCCATGAACCCAAATGAATTCATCGCCACCCTCGCCCCCTGCGCCATCGCTGACATGCAGGCCACCGGTATACCAGCTTCCTTAACCATCGCCCAGGCGATTCTGGAATCCAACTGGGGGACAAGCGGGCTCGCCCGGCAGGCGAACAATTTGTTCGGCATCAAGGGCAAAGGCACAGCGGGAAGCATGGAGATGCCTACTACGGAGTATGTCAACGGTAAGGCGGTGAAGGTGGCGGCATCTTTTCGCAAATATCACTCCTGGAACGAGTCCATTACCGACCATTCCAAGCTTTTGCTGAACGGCACCAAGGACAAGCCGACGCGGTACCACGGCGTACTGCAAGCAGACTATCGGCAAGCGGTCGAGGCAGTTTGGAAAGGCGGCTACGCGACCGATCCGAAGTACCCGTCCAAGCTGATCGCGATCATGGAGCAGTATGGATTGCCTCAATATGACACATGGAAAGGAGATCACACCGAAATGAGTGTTAACATCACTGAGCTGGCACAACAGCTGGATGACTTGAAGAAAAAAGCGGAACGCCTGACCCAACTTGAGGTCCTTCTGCAAAAGGTGGAGCAGCGGATCTCCGCGCTGGAGGCGCGGCAGCAGATGGAGGTTCCGGCGTGGGCGGAATCTGCGGTAAACGCAGCGGTTGAGGCGAAGATCATCAGCACCCCGGTGAATGGAAGCTACGATCTGTACAGGGTGCTGACGATTTTGCAGCGGCTAAAGGTGTTCTAACGAGAACGCGAGTACCTACCATATAGAGACAAGTCAGGCAGGAGGGAAATCATAATTTTTTCATCAAAAAGGGAGGCATCCGCTTATGCTGATTTATGAATACCAACCGACCATCCAGACGTTTTCGCTGTTAGAGCCGCTGCTGCCGGGCTGCGTGCGGGAACGCATCAAGGCGATTATGGACGCCGCCCCGGAAGCGATGTTTTTTTGCAAAATCGAGGATCTGAACCCGAGCATCCGCGTATATCTCCTGGAACACGATCCGTTTGACGACTATACAGAGTGCCATCTGCTGTCATGCGACCGGATCGGTCAGGACTATGAATACCTGAGTCTTTCCGTGGAACAGGCCCGTTCCGTGGAAAGGTTCGCAGCCCAGATCCCCGCTATTTCCCGGAGTTAG